AACTCTACCGTAGGCGCTAGTTATGCAGTCCTCTATGAACCATTTTTTCATATTTTGCGGCAGTGTCGCCACGTTGCCAAACGCATAATCTACGGCGCTTGGTACTGCATCCTCGTACTCACGGTACGCCTCAGCCTTTACAAGGATCGTACCCTTTTCTAGGTTTATGTCCTCGATGTATGCAATTAATCGCCCGGATGGAAACTCAACTCTAAAACGCTTTATCCGGCTATTAACGTCCTCGTAGTTATCCATAAATCCCATTATCGGACCAAGCCTTTATCCTTGAGAGCTTGAGCTATAGCTCTACCTCTTAGGTAACCCTCGCTATGGCCCTCACGGTATCCAAGTGTGTACGCAGCTTTAATAAACGCTGCCATAATTGCCGTTACTGCAAAGACTATTAAAAAGTCTGCACTATTCATATATCGCCCTTTGTTAAGGCCGATGAGGCTACTATCCGAGTAGCCCTCTCGGCGTGTGTAGTATCAGTATGTAGGCAGATACCGACATATAGCAACTACTGCGCGAGGCGTGTCTCTAATAATATTTCGTAAATCTTGTCTATCTTGGCATCCATACGCTCTTGCTTAGCCTCGATGTGATCTATACGGCCGCGTAGGTTATGTCCACCGTTACCGTCCGGCTTAAGCTCGGATAGATAAAACTTAACAAAGTGTCGGATAAGCCCAGCCCCCAGCCCCAAAATAGTAAAGCCCCCCAAGGCGATACCGACTGCGAGCTGAGCCTTTTCCATTACTTAGAGCCTACGCCTAACTGCTTCTCCGACGGTTGGACGGCTTTTAGTAATGGCCCGATTAGCCCAGCGATAAACGCATTAGCTAATACTTTTGGATCTGTAATACCGGATAGGTACAAAGCTCCTACGCAGGCTGCAGCTGAGCGTAGGTATGACTTACCGGCTGCGATTAATTGCTCTTTCATTGTTACTCCCTAGTGCCCTTAGAGATTTGTCTAACTATAAACCTAAACTCTGTATTAAGGCTTTAGCCTTGGCCGATGAGATTTCTACCTCAAAGTGCATATCGTCGGGCCTGCTCTTAAAGTCGCCGCCCCACTTAAGGCCGTATTTTTTAGCTAAAGCTCTTAGCATCGGTATTTTCTCAGGCGGAAACGTGCCGGCTTTACCGAGGGGGTGCTTTGTAGCGTTTAGATCGATCGCCGTACCGGATGAGTGGCAACTTAAACGGTCAGTAGATCCGCGCACCATCCTAAAAGCGTAGCCCCAGTCATCGTATGTACCCTCATCGATCGGCTCGATGAGTGTATGAAACTCGGCGGCAAAAGCGGCCAAGAGCGGGCCCACGCTCTCGGCACACTTAAGCTTACGATCCGTACCCTTTACCGCGTAGGACTTTATTTTTATCTCGTCCGGATCTTTAGAGGCCGGGTAGCCATTGTAGCTATTCAGTTTGATCGGAGGGATCATCTGCGAGATCGATTTCCTCTATTAAATTGTTATTTGGCTTTTTTGCATCAAAGCCGCCAAGGCCATAGGTAACTGATTTCATTTTATACCGCCCTAATTGCAGTCATTATGCTAAGTGTTGTCGATAATGCAGGGGAAACGGCCGTTGCAAATCCAGAAGTGACATTTACACTTTGAGAAAAACCCTCAAAAGCGTTAGCGGTGCTAATGTTTGTGCGGTTTGCTCCAAGAAGGGGATTACCTGCCGAGTTGCTATATCGATAAAACGTATTTGTCGTCGCGGCTGTAACCGTATTGGCTGCCATAAAATAAATACCCGGCGATAAAGATTGAGAAATCGTTATTGCGGACATAGTGCTAGCCGCTGTTATGGCTACTGTTCCAGCATCTAATAATACTGTCCCCGGTGCTCCATTAGAATTATTATAGATCCCAAGTCTTACCGAGGCAGTGCCGGAGAAAGACGTAAAAGACATACAAGCAATACGATCAAAAGTCGTAGTAACCGGTACTAATATGGGCAGATAATAAGTCGTGTTTACAACAGCCGTTGACCCGCCAACACTTGAACCGGGACTCAAGTAGTAGCTACCGGATATAGGCGCAGTGGCCGGTATTACGTTAGTATTTGTTATCCACGTAAAGTCCATATCGGTAGCTGAGTTTTTGCTTAGCACTTGTGCAGTAGTGCCACCTTTAAGATCAAGTAACGAGGCATCGATTGAGTCACCGAGAGCCTCGATAGCAGTTGCTCCATCTTTTACATAGTCGGTCGACGTGGGAACGGGCCAGCCAAAATTAGGCGTAGTAGTTGCCATTAGGTTAAACCTCCATAAGCATTTTGCCAGATAAGAGTAGCATTTACCCCAGTCCATATAAGGGAGGCCGGAATAACTGTGTCCCACTGTGGCGCGATCAGTGAGAAATCTGTAGGGCTGAGAGTAAGGGTTAAATCCACATAACCCGGAGTAGCTCTAATAGCGTAACCTTCTACAAAGCCGTTAAAAGAACCATTAAACATATTTATAGGTAGATCGTTTATAACCATCGGCTCGCCAAAAAAAGCATCTATAAGCTTATCTCGCTCGGCATCGGGTAGATTAGAGTTATCAAGCCTAAAGCTGATGCTCTGTAGCTGCTCTCGAGGTATTGCTCGGAGGCTTAACTCTCGCTCCATAAGGGTATTAACATCGGCTAGGTTATGCAGATTAGTTGTAACTACGCGCTGATATCGCCCATAATTAAGTACGGAGTCAGCATCGAGGTCGGTAGCTTGGCTAGCGTAATTATTACCGTAATTATATACTAAAGAGTTACGTATTTTGCCTATTTGTAAAATTGTTTTGACCGTAGAGGGTATAGCGTAATTAGCCGAAATAGTAGTATAGCCGTTAGCGGCTAGGTAGGCGTTACGGTGATCTGTATCGGCATAACAAACGCGCCCCTCTCGGTCCTCGTATAACTGCCCTTGTGCGCTTTGTGCTATTTGAGCGCATAGGTTATAGCTGCTAGCCGGCTCAGCTGACCTAGCGATCATCTCGTAGAGGCCCGGCTGATCGATTTCGCCAAGCCCTACGTTCTCTGCATTAGCCCACGTAGTCAAAGGATTATAATTTATCCACTCTAAAGCCGGTGCTACCTGTGACCAAGTGTTTAATAAAAGATCGTTCAGGATATCGTAAATCTGATTGCCGTCCTCATCCTTAGCTAAGGCATCGGGAAAAAGCGCCTTGGTAAGCTTAGATAAAGATCCTACGGCCAATATATTACCGATTGTTATAAAGCCGATCTCCTCAGGCGATCGTACGGATATACCAAAATCTGATACCTCACCGCCAAAAACGGGTACATACGTCCCGGCGCTATTTTTGAGCTCGAGGGTAAGGGTATCGGTTACGTCAATATCAAAAGGCAGGTTAGTAAGGTTTATAATTTCCATACGTGCGTATCCGGCGTTGCACTGTAGGTCGATATCATCGCGGCCCGTAGCCATATTAAGCGATAATACGTTATCGTAAACTGTAGTGCCTACCGTGATCCTCCACTCGGGGAGCCAAGTACTCATATCGCGTATACTCCCGAGCCCCGGTTCACTGAGGTACCTCTATAGCTCGACTGGTTAAGAATATCCTCGACTGCTCTAGCAATAGCTTCAGGATCTCCTACGCCGGCGTTAATCGTTACCTCTACGCTTTGACCGGGAAAGCCCATAGTAGGGTTATAGCCGTAATTAGGTTGAGGAGCTAGAGGAGTTATAGGAGTCAAATTAGGATTTACCCCGGCTATTACCCCATCGGCTAAACCTTTATAATTGCCACGTAGATCCTCTAAACCAAGGCCACCGCCGCCACCGCCCATAACATTGGTAGGTAACTCCTCTCGGGCAATAGCAAAAGGTCCCATAGTCGTAGACGGTCCACCCGGTTTAGCCCAGCTAGGAGGCGTAAAATTAGGCACCGGAGTCCCTATGAGAGGATCTTTAGCATTTAATAGCCCGAGATATTGTTTAAGATCGGCAAGGCGTTTAGCATCGGCCTCGGCTTGAGCCTTGGCTACTCGCTCAATTCTTGTTAGTTCGGCAGACTCGAGCAGTAAATTAGCCGTAGTGCCTGCGCTAGTAGTTTTACTAATAGAGGCAAGCCGAGCTATCTCGGTTAGTTGGATCTGTACGCGCTCGTTATAAGCCTCTTTAGCCATTAACGTACCGGCAGCCGTAATCGCGGCGTTATATTTCTTAAACGCCTCCTCACGTGCTAGCTCTTTATCGCCTTCGGCCATTTTGCTACCGTTAATAACCTTAAGCTCTGTTAGTAGCTGAGTGTTAAGAGCTTGGAGCGTAGCGTTACTAATAGTAGTAACTCCAGCTAAACGCTCCATATCCGCGTTTTTTTGGAACTTAGCGAGCTCGTCGATTTTCTTTAAAGCTGCATCGCCTTTGTCCTCCTCGATCAGCATAAGCGCCTCGAGGCGTAGTTTTGTCTCTTTGTCGTATGTAGCTTTAAGAGCTGCAGCAAGCGAGATCCGGGTGCTATCAAAAACGGCCTCGGCTTTAGTAAGGGCTATTTTAGCCTTTTCTGCTTTAGCCGCCTTGGCCTGAGCTGCCGCTAATTCTTTTTGGCGTTTAATTGCGGCTAACTCGTATGCCTTACGGGCAGCCTCGTCGGCTGCGCTTGGATAAATACCTACCGCCATCGATCCGACGTAGCCCATTTTAATACGATTAAACGATGCCTTAAACGCCTTTTCTTGAGCATCGATAATCCGTACTACTTGATTTTCGTAATCATCAAACGGATTTAATGAGGCTAAAATAGCTTGGTCGCTTGTTAGATAATAAAGTTTCTTAAATCCAAATACGGCAGTAGCGACCATATCGGCAATTTTTACGGATAGGTCCTCGATTTTGCTTACAAACTCTTGAGGATCTCCAGCCGCAAAAGCCGATACTAAAGCATCGACTAAAGCGCCGCCGATTTTCTCCTGGGCTTCTCCAGCTGCATTTGAGATTAGCTCAAACTTACCGGCATAAGTCTCTAAGTAAGTTGCATTAGATCCGGTAAACTGTTTATTTAGTTTAGCCTGTATCTCATTAAAGCTCATCGCCTTTAGTTCGGCTTTAGTTAGGCCGAGATTATATTTAGATAAACTCTTAGTTTGCCCTAGGTAGGCCGCACTCAAATCGGAGACTACGGTTTCGTACTCCACGCCCGAGCCCCGGCTTATGTCGAGAGCCTGAGTTAGGAGCTCTTGAGATTTAGTTAGGGAGCCCGTAGTTTGTAGTAATTGTTGCATCGCTGGCCGTAGCTGGTCATCGGTAACGGCGGCGGCCTGAGATAGATCGGATATAAACTGCTCGATCTTAGGAGTCTCAAAAGCCATCCCGAGATTTTCTACTGACTTAGCTAGTCTAAACGCAGCCTTTTCATCCTCTATAAACGCTTTGGACGCAGCTTTACCAAAAGCGATTACCGCTTTAAGGCCGAGAGATATACCTAGAGCTGCGCCTAATTGCTTAACGCCTTTACTTAGGCTCTTTACTTGCTTCTCGCCTTTAGCGAGGGCTTTACCGTCCCACGTGCTAACTGCGCTTACGACTAAGCTAGGTAGATTACGCGCCATTTATGCGGCCTTTGTGTAGGAGCCTTGGTTAAAGGCTTTAACGGTATTTTCGATAGCTTTAATTACTGCCGCCTGAGCTTTACCCTGATCCTCGGCCCACGCTCTAAAGATCATACGGCCGCGCTCCTCGCGCTTATTGCCATAAAGAGGCCCCATACGACTAATAAAGTGCCCACCGGCTCCGGGGTTATTAGATTTACTAGCTGCCGATCCGCCCGGGTTGGTACGTCCAGCGGTCTCATAGATCGCGCCGGCAGCTGACTTATTAGCTACGTAGTACAAAGCTCGCCATCCATTTTTATTACGCTCACCGGCAGGCTGCGAGTAGTAAATACCTTTACGTACGGTTGAGTAATCATAGAGAGGAAAACGTCCAGTACCGCCATCGACGTTTTTACTCCAGCTATAAAGGTTATCCGGTTGAGGCGATGGAGCATACCCTCGAGCTTTGTCCCGGATAGGGATCATTACTGCGCGTATCTGCTTATTCATCTCTTTAAGTAGTTCGGGATCTACTTTACGGATAGCTTTTATGGTTGCCTTAACGCCTTTTACTTCTACTGGCATATCGCTCGGCCTCCTTAGCTTGATCGTTTAATACTTGTACTAACATTTTATACATTTCTGTATCGAGATCGAGTACTGACTGAGGCGAGATCCCTAACCTAATAGATAACTGGGCTATCTGATAAGTAAGGGAGTCTCGCCCTAGTCTAAAGGTTCGTCGTCTAGGACCTCGACCTTTACTAACGTATCGAGAAAATCAGCTCCAAAGTTTTTAACTACCACTCCAGCGCTACGTAAGCACTCGTGAGCCAGCCAATAAACGTCGGTCTGCTTTTGGTCCTCGATAAAGGCTTTATGAAAACCTTTTTTTGCATAGAGCTCAAAGGCATACTCGATCCGAGGAGTAATCTGGTGCTCTGTTACTTCTCCGGTAGCCCTTGTTATTTTGAGTCGTGCCATTTGTTGCCCCTTTGTTAGTTGGTTATACCGTAGTGTCCACTACGATAACTGAGTTACAAGTAAACGTAATTGATTGAGTAGAGATATCTCCTACTGCGCCGTTAATATCTGTAGTGTTATTAACTAGAACCGTAGTCTGATATTCAGGGTTAGCCGCTGAAATAGCTGCGCTTGTCTGCTTAAGTGTTAGAGGGACTGTAGTACCCCAAGCTGCTTGCAAGGTCTGCAAGACTTCACTAGCTGCAGTATCGTTTAGAAAGTCCAGCGTGACGGTCGAGGTTTCCAAACCCTTGGCGTAACGTCTCGAGGAGTCTCCCATCGCGGTGACCTCTAATTCCTCAAATACGCGGTTAATAGTTGCACTTGTTACGTGATCGGATAGGTCTACCGAGTTAAGGGTTACGACCACTCCATTTGATAAGAATACGGCCATTGACCTATTCCTCGCTTTCGGTTGTAGTTGGTATTGGTTTTACTTTTGCTACTTTGACCGGTTCAGGCTCGTCTACGATCTGACCGATCTTTCGCAAAAACTTTAGGTCATCCTCTGTATATGGCATTTATTAACTCCAGCTCGTGAGTATTGAGATATTAAAATCAGCGGTAAGTAGATCCCCACTTTGTACGCTAAGTACTGTAGGAGCCGACATACTGCTAACGTTCATTACGATATTTGAGGCAGCGAGTTTATTAAAGACTGCTACCGCTAGGGTTTCGATCCCGTTAAGGTTCCCGTGATTGTCTAACATCGGCACCGTCATAATCACTTTTAGGTTCGCTAAAGGTGAAATAGCCGAGTAAGTATTATTACTTGGAGTTATGTAGGGATCTGCCGGGGCCACGATTACGCTATTAGCCGTAATAGTTGGAGGCGGAAAACTGTAAGTATTCCATACGTTCGGGTTAGCTAAAGCGGTAGCTACGTTAGCTCGTAGCGTAGTAATGGCGGCTGGCATTTAACCCACCATACTATTTGGATTTTGGTAGCCGCTTATTAACCCTCTAATCTTGCCGATCATTGAGTTTCCCATACGGTAAGGGCTAGGACTAAAACCATCGATCGTCACGCCGCCGGTCTGTGAGACTTGGCGAGCTTGGAAAATATCTACGGCTAGGATCATCGCTGCCTCACGGATGGCCGGAGTCGTAGCGTAAGAGTTTGTTTTTGTATCTGCTCCTACGGCTGAGCCATAAGGTAATACTCGTTGGAAATTGACGTTAGCCGCTACCTTTGTAAATTGGATAAAGCTAAAACCGGCTGGCCAGTTCCACATATTAGGGTTCCATACAAGGCTAGGTATCTGGTTTACCGTACCGGCGCTCCAAGGCATCGTACCGGTAATCGTGTAAGTGCCGTTAAAGGTTGAGCCGCATCCACTCAAGGTAACGCTCTGGCCAGTAGTAAAAGTCATAGGGTTAGCGATCATCGCAGTAGCTACGTTATTTTGCAGCGTTACGCCTACTACCGGAGCTGAGGCAAACCATAAAAACTGGTTTAGGAGATCCTGCGCGGTTTGGCAACAAGTCTCCACGATATCCGAGGAGTAAAGGTTTTCGATACCAAGGTTAGCGCGTAGCTCTGCCTCGGTGACGTATGTAGCTGGCATCTTTACTCCTATCTTAAAAGAGGCCGGTAGGGCTCAAAGGGCTAAGAGCCCTACCGACTATTAGGTTTTTTGCTTAGATTTTCGCAAACTTGATAATACCGTTAGGCATTTTTGCGATAGTTGCCATAAAGCCGTAGATAGCTACCTGTACTTGTAGGTTAGATACGACATTTACGCTCATATAAGCCTGAGGTCCACGATAAACCGTAAACGCTTCAGGAGCTAGGATAATTGCGGAGTTATCATCGACTGTAGTCTCTGCAAAGTTACGATCTACGTATAGATCGAGTCCTAGTACGTTGCCTCGGATAGAGCCGGGCCCTACCTGTCCGGCTGCGTTCATTGGTTGGATAGCGTTATAAATTGGTCGCTTTGTGGTATCTGTAGCGCCCATTAATAGTTGCCACTGTGCACCGTTACCGATGTAATTCTGTGCAAAGTATCCAGTGTTTTCATATACAAGCTTGGCAGCCTGTGAGGTGTAAGCAATAACGCCGTCACTATCAGCCGTAGTAGCTGATGCGTTAGTACCTGCCGCGATAAGTGCAGAAAGCACCGCACTATCAATAGAGGTTAGGTACGCATTTTGTAGCTGATTTGTGAGCTCTGCGTAAAAATTAGGATCGGAGCGCTCGAGGAGTTCGACTGAGATAGTGTTCATACCTGAGTACTTAGATACTGTACCGGTTAGATATTGTGTAACCATACCTGTATTAGATACGGCTCCAGCCTCGGCCTCTACTGTGACGGTAGGCGCTACGCCTGATCCTCCACCAGCTGAGGTAACAAGTGACGGTACGTTAATAGTCATACCCTGATTTGGCAAAACTCCCTGTGAGCAAGCATCAATAGCAGGAGTACCAAAACGAGTATTAGTTACAAACTCGGAAAGATACTGAGTAGGGTTGAACGCAGGGTTTGTAGCAAAGCTATCATCGGCTGCAGTTACGTAGAGACGTGACTCCTCGCTACCGAGTGCAGCTTTGATTTTGTGCTCTGTGTATGTAGGCATAGAGACGATAGGAGTACGGACTCGCTGAGAGTCTAGTACTGATGGACGGATGATTTTACGAGCGGCCTCGACTTTTTCAGCCTCGACCGGTGCATCTACCGGAGTCTCCTCCGGTGTATTTTCTGGGGCTGTAGTCACAGCTTCCTCGCTTTCAGTTTCTGTTTCGGTTTCGATCTCTACGATAGTCGTAGAAATAGTAGTTTTTTTCTCTTTTGTACTTGTAGCAGCTTCTAACTCTGCACGTGCCGCCATAATTTCATCGACGGTTGCACTAGAAAAGGCAGCACTCTCGACAAGGCTTACCTCTTTGAGGACTGCAGCCGTCACGAGCAAGTAGTCTCCCATCGGCTTAGAGGCGGTTACATCCACCCCTACGGATAAGCCGGACACGAGATTTTCTTGCGCTAATACGAGTGCATCTTGTCCTCGAGTGCTACTCGAAAGCTTAAACGATCCATAAACGCCGCTAGTAGAGTCGCTAAAGCTGATAGCGCGCCCTACCGGTTTATCTTGTTGATGCTGCGATAAAAGCTTAATGGCACTTGCATCGGGAATAGAAATCGAGCCGCGCTCAAAAACTACCGGGCCTGCGCTTGTGTGTCCCACCTCGCCATAAGGTGCAACAAGTCCGGATACGATCCGGCGCTCTGTGTCGGCGGCTTGGATCTCTTGACTAAACGTTAGTAGCACTTGTATCTCCTAGCGGTGTTAGTTGCTCCATTTGTCGAGCTTGGTCTACGTCAATTAAATCGAGATTTAACATTTTCTCGATAATATCTAAACGATCTTTTGCATCGACACGTAAAAACGTATCGTCTACTGCAAACCGTACCTGATTGGATGAGTTAGTTATATCGTTCATCGAGAGGCGATCCTCAATAGCAGATATGTAAGGTTGCAGTGAGTACGCTACAAACTCTTTACGACCATCTAATATATTTTGGTAAGTCATAGAGTTATTCATATCCGCGCTAATTAAATAGCTCGGTACGTTCATCGCGCGGCTAATTTCAGTGGCGAGGTATTGGCTAAAATCTACGTAGCCCATTTCTTTAGGACTAAAGCCGATATTTTCTGCACTGAGAGTAGAGGTTAAATATGCGGTGCTACGATTTCTACGCGCTGAGTTCCATCCGGCTAATATGCCTTGGATCTGTGACTCGGGTAGATCGGCTCCATTGTTTTTTAAGATAGTAGTAGCCATTGGAGTAGCTGCGCTTACTGCAGCTGCTTTTTGTACATCCCACGCAGCTTTAATAGTCGTACTTGCAGACTGTAATACCCCAGGTAAAAGAGATTGGAAAGTTACAAGTGATCCGATACCGGCCATAGGTACAAGCTGACCATCTACGAAATAATCTTTAACCTCTGTACCAAACTGATTAGTAGTATATGTAACGCGGTTATTAGCAACCCACTCAAAGCCAGACGGTCTCCCGTCATCAGCATACAAAGAGGTTACACGCCAGTACGCACACGCATAGAACATCAAACTATCAACGGTAGCTGCAATAGTAACGCTGCGCGGTTGGCGCTGATCCGGTTGCTCAAGCCACACCGGAGAGCCTAATTTTTCACCGGTAGATTTTTTATAAAGTCCGAGATCAATCGAGGAGATAACTCCAGCGACTAAGTTACGGCAGCGAGCTACGCTAGATACTTGTAGAGCAAAATTACGATCAATACCTACGCCGTTATATCCAAAAGACGAGTTAGTATTAAACGATCCGTAGCCGTATGTAGTATCCATAACGGCCGGGGCATACTGAGCCTCTACGGTCTGCTTTTCAGCTGACTTAAAGCCTAGAGTTTGTAATAGTCCCATAGTCTCCATTTTCCCATATAGTCAAGCATTACTACGGCTTTGTGTCGCGTGTCTAAACGTATACTTTAGCCTCACCTAGAGGCTGAGTAAGTACGTGTACGACCATACTTAAACCGATAGCAATATCTACGGGCCCAGCTGATTTACGGCGCACGATACGCCAGCTAGCATCGGACTCCTTAGCGGCGCAGTTAGCCATAGAGGTAACGAGCTCATCTTGGCCGGAGTGCACGAGTCTACGATTAGATAGAGCCTCGTAAAGATCGCCGGAGGCTTGGTAACCCTTGGTACCGGATATGTCGAGGATCTGTATACCGTTTACCTCAAGGCGTTTAGCGATTGAGGCGGTCGTATACTTGTCGTAGCAGACTGCTCGAGGGTAATAAACCTTGGCCCACTTGGCTATAGCGTTAGCTACAAAGAGCTCATCTATAGATACGTCGGAGTGAAATATCTCTAGGACCGCTACGCCTATACGGCCATCCTCGAGGACTTGGCCCATAACAAGCGACCCGTCTCTACGACTCGGTGCCACGTCAAAGGCAAAAATAGTAAGCGGCCCGGGTACAAGCTTTAGGTCTTTGTCGCCGGACTCCTCTACCGATAGGTGCGGCCAAGGTGAGGACGTGCTACTTATCCACATACAAAGGAGTTCGGTTTTTGTGGTCTCGATTGGCTGCGTAGCTACTGCCTCCTCAAGAGCTGCCTCAGTGACGGTATAGCCGAGGGCCGGGTTAGCCATAGCCCACGCATCGCGGTCATTAATTTTAGCAAAAGGAGGAGCCGAGTACTCGTAAAAGCCAAAAGTCTCAGGAGGATTAGATAGAGCTCTTTCGCGTAGGTCATTAAGTACGGTGCTAAAACTATCTCCTGCGTTACTGGTGAGTAGGGTTTGAGCATTAGCTTTAGCTCGAGTCGTAGGCGTAGCTGCCCGGTAGCCCTCCTCGCTGATCTCTCGGATCTCATCTATATACAAAAACGAGGCGGTACGTCCACGAGATCCGTCACGGGTTGCAGCTACTACGTCTAACCGGTGCCCGTTTTTAAGCTCGATCGACTCGGTGCCGTTGGCATACCGGATCTGCTTAACTTGCCGGCTTAGATCAGCCGAGCCCTCGATCGCGTAGCAGACTTGCCTAAAGGTATCTAAAGCCATCGATCTGTTAGAACTCATTATGAGCACGTTAGGGCTATCGAATAAAAACATATGCCCAAGCATCATCATACGAGCAAGGTGCGTTTTACCTTGTTGCCGGGCACAAAGTACGAGGTTTGTCTTACGGATAAATAAATTATCCTCCGAGACTGAGGTCATATCTCTAATTACGAAATCTTGCCAAGGTAAAAGAGGCAGCCCGATACTCTCTGCAAGCTGCGCGATCTCATCGCCCCGGTTAGGGCCCTTAAGGTACGGACTATGTAGCCGAGGCTCAGTAGCCCCATAGCGAGGCGTTTTAGTTTCGGTCATAGTCCTATCAATTCTGCTCGGTTTGGCCCACGCAGGGACCGCTAGGGACTGTACCAGTGGTTATCGGGGAGGTATAGACTGG